CTGCGTGAGAACAAAAGCTCCAGCTCCATTGGAGACCGTGAGCGCGACCTTCGCCAAATCGCGCCCCTCGATAATGATCGAGTTGGGGAAGTTTCCTGCCCTCATACGGAACCAAGTAGACGTCTGGCTCACGGAGGGAGCAGCATTGGTGGAAATCCCTCCAGAGCCGCCACCAAACCCCTGTGGTAGTCTCTGAAGACCTCCGCCGCCCCTCTTCCGCTGTCGCCGCTTGCCGGTGCCTTGCTGAGCACCCTGCTGCTTGTTCATCTGCCCTCTTCGGGCCTTTGCATCGTTCTTCGCTTTCTTAGACTTTGTCATCTTGTGTGCCAAATCACACTGGTATCTCTTTGGTAAGCCGAGATACTCGCATAGGGGGGGGTCGTTAAGCCCCTGGTGCCTACCCGCACCTGCTGCCCTGTAGGCTCACTCAGGCGTAGTCACGACGTGACAACGCCAGGAACACTGGATCACACAGAAAGGCTGGGAGCGACGTGACACGCCCAATCAGCTTCTCCGACCTCAAAATGTCCTGCTCAGTGAGTTCGTAGCGCTCGCACATCATTGAGATGGCCTGACTCCGGCAGACGGACACCGCGTGAACCTGCGGCTTGAAGCATCCATCCTCCGAAGCGCTTACGCTAAACGACGTCTCCTTCCCTAACTCCGAAAGTTTGGAAAGAAACGGGCCCAGAATCGGATACTCAATGGGGACTGTGGCCATGGATCTGGCAAGGGCATACGCGAGGGAAGCCACCCCTTCAGCGTAGTTCTTCTTGCCGGCTGAGAAAAGCTTCAGCGGACGATGGGTCTTCCCAAGCTTGACCACCTGGGAAGGAAGGGGGTACCAACACAAGTTGAACGCTGTGTCTCGAATCCACCATCCCTTCAAAAAAGTGACGCCATGTATATCTGGCATTGCGCGGAACTTAAGCTCGAACCCCATTCGGTACGCCACCTTCTCCGGGTCCTCGCCTGAGGCGAAGACCTCCAACCAAAAACACAAGTTGGACATGGAGTTGATGACTGTGGTCCAGTCTATTCCCGTAGCCAGCTGACAGCCGGCCTTTCC